TTAAAATTGGCGCTTCTTTGTATTTGCATAATACAAAAATAACTTCATTACCAGAAGGGCTAGTAATTGACCTTTGGTTATCAATAATGGATACACCAATAAAAAGATTACCAAAAGGATTGGAAGTTAATGGATATTTAGCCGTGAGTGTTGGAGATAGTTTAGACAAATTTTCAGATGCTGAATTAAGAGAAATGGTTAAACCTGGGCGTATAGGTAGAATAATTAGGATATAACCACATACAATTTAACCACAACAGCAGATTTTAATAAAGATGACATAGTAATAGGCTAAAACAAAAAGTCCCTTAAAATCAAAATATGAGAGCCATAATCAAAATAAAGAATAATGATATTTATAATAAAAAATAAGATATGATACATCCAGTAATTAAAAAAATTGTTAAGAATGCAATAAATGAGCAAGCAACAGAAAATTATATGTTTTTTGGAAACTTAAAACAAATTAAAAGACAATGTGAATTATTGCTTGAATTTCAACCTGATGAAATTAATGAATTATTGAACAATGGGCATGATTGGGCTGATGACCACGTGACAGTTGCAAAAGAAAACTTGGATCAAGTTTTTGATTTTATGATGAATGAATTTGAAAACAGGGATAGTCAGAACATAACAGAAGCAAAGGAAAAAAAGAATAAACCAACAAATCCCAAGTTATGGAGTCAATGTTTGAGTTGGGCAAGGTCTAGGTATAAGGTATGTCCAAGCGCATATTGTAATGGTGCCGCAGCAAAAAGGTATAAGAAATTGGGTGGAAAGTGGAAGAAAGGATAGATAATGGAAAAAGAAACAATAAAGAATATATTATCTTTTATTGAAAAGGTAGATGGTTCAAAAATGTCAATTGTTTGGAAAATAAAAAATGGTTTACGATTAACAGAAGATGAATTAAATATTGATGATGATTTGCATTTAGAGTTTTCAAAAATAACTTTATTGCCAGAAGGGTTGAAAGTTGGGGGTGATTTGTTGTTACTTGGAACACCAATAACCTCTTTACCAGAGGGTTTAATTGTTGGGGGGGATTTGTTCTTAGACTATTCAAAAATAACTTCACTACCAAAAGGATTAAAAGTTTGGGGTGGTTTATATATTAAAAACGCACCATTAAAAAAATACACAGATGAACAATTAAGAGAAATGGTTAAACCTGGATTTATACAAGGAAAAATAAATAGATAATGGAAAAAGAAACATTAAAGAAGATATTTAAATTTCTTGAAAAGAATGATAAAATAAGAGCACCATTATTATGGAAATGGTCAAGTGGTGAACCATTAACAGAAGATGATTTGCATATTAAAGGTGATTTGGATTTTTCAGATTCAGGGATAGAAACATTGCCAGATAATTTATATGTTGAAGGTGACTTGTATTTACAATTTTCTGATATTAAATCATTACCAAAAGGATTGAAAGTTGGGAGACATTTAGATTTATCAAACACAAGAATAACTTCTATGCCAGAAGGATTAGAAGTTGGGGTTGATTTGGATTTATCCTACTCTGAAATAGCATCATTACCAAAAGGATTGAAAGTTGGGCAAAATTTGTTTATTGGTGGAACACCATTAGCAAAATTTTCAGATGATGAATTAATAAAAATGGTTGAGCCTAGTTTTTTAAATAGATATATATATAGATAATGGAAAAAGAAACATTAAAGAAGATATTTAATTTCCTTGAAAAGAAGGATAATAGGAATACGCCACTTAGGTGGAAATGGTCAAATGGTTTTCCATTCACAGAAGATGATTTACATGTTAAAGGTGATTTGAATTTATCAGATTTAGAGATAGAAGAATTGCCAGAAGGATTGAAAGTTGAAGGTAATTTGTTTTTACAAAATTCAGATATTAAATCATTACCAGAAGGATTGGAAGTTGGGGGGCATTTAGTTTTAAATTATACAGAAATAAGAAAATTACCAAAAGGATTAAAAGTTAAATTAGATTTGGATTTATCATATACACAAATACAATCATTACCAAAAGGATTAAAAATTGAAGGTGAATTAAATTTAAATACCACCCCATATTTGGAATCATTACCAGAAGGAATGGAAGTTGGTATATTATCTTTGGAGGATTCAATGATAGAATTTTTACCAAAAGGATTAAAAGTTAATAGATTGTTAGATTTAATGCGTTGCAAAAATTTAACTTCATTACCAAAAGGGTTGGAGGTTTATGGTAATTTGGCCATTCACAACTCTGGGTTAGCAAAATTTTCAGATAATGAATTAAGAAAAATGGTTAAACCAGGATTTATACTTGGAAATATAGAAAGATAATGGAAAAAGAAACACTAAAAAAGATATTTACATTCCTTGAAGAAGAAGAAAATAAGGATAAACCATTTATGTGGAAATTAATGAATAATGAACCATTAACAGATGAAGAGTTATTTGTTGAAGGGGATTTGGATTTAACAGAAACAGATATTGAATCATTACCAGATGGATTGAACGTTGAGGATATTTTAAGTTTATATGGTTGTAAAAATATACAATCATTACCAGAAGGATTAGAAGTTGGGGAGGATTTGGATTTGGGACATTCAAATATAACATCATTACCAAAAGGGTTGAAAGTTTGGGGTCGTTTGTTTATTAAAAATACACCATTAACAAAATATTCAACTGAGGAATTAAGGCAAATGGTTAATCCTGGATATATAAATAATATAATTAGATAATGGAAAAAGAAACAATAAAAAAGATATTTAAATTCCTTGAAGAAAATGGTGAGCATAATGCACCACTTATGTGGAAATTACAAAACAATATACCAATAACAGAAAAAGATGATTTGATTATTAAAGGGGATTTGGATTTAACAAAAACAGATATTGAATCATTACCAGATGGATTGAAAGTTGAGAATAATTTAAGTTTATATGGTTGTAAAAATATACAATCATTACCAGAAGGATTAGAAGTTGGGGGGCATTTGGATTTGGGATATTCAAATATAACATCATTACCAAAAGGGTTGAAAGTTGGTGGGAGTTTATCTTTATTTGATTGTGCAAATATAACTTCACTACCAGAAGGATTAAAAGTTGGGAGATTTTTGGATTTGAAACATTCAAATATAACATCATTACCAAAAGGGTTGAAAGTTGGTGGTAATTTGTATTTAAATTATACACCATTAACAAAATATTCAAATGAGGAATTAAGGCAAATGGTTAATCCTGGATATATAAATAGAATAATTATATAATGGAAAAAGAAGCGCTAAAGAATATATTTAATTTTATTGAAAAGTTAGATGGTACAAAAATTCCATTTTTATGGAAAATAACAAATGGTTCACCATTAACAAAAGAAGATTTAATTGTTAATGATGATTTGGATTTATCAAATTTTAAAATAACTTCATTACCAGAAGGATTGAAAGTTAGTGGCAATTTGAATTTAGATTATTCAAAAATAACTTCATTACCAGAAGACTTGGAAGTTGGGGGCGAGTTATCTTTAGAACATTCAAATATAAAATCATTACCAGAACTATTGAAAGTTGGGGGTGATTTGGATTTATATGGCTGTGAAAAACTTGAATCATTACCAGAAGGATTAAAAGTTAATGGTACATTATATTTAAATCATTGTTACAAATTACAATCATTACCAAAAGGATTGAAAGTTGATGATGGAATAAACATAACTTACACAAAATTAACCAAATACACTGAAACTCAATTAAAAAAAATGGTTAAACCTGGATATATTAAAGGTATTATATTAAATGAGGATCCTGATTGGGATGAAACAGAATTTGCTATTTAATTCAACTTGTAGTATATTTGTAATAAAAAAACTATGAACATTAAATCTTGGTTGACCCCCCTAATTAATTCGTTTAAAGAAAATATCTTGGCATTAACTGAACCAACAGAGGATGAAATTAGATGTAAAAATATTATCTTTAAAATGCTGGACAATCCAGATGCCAAACTTGCTTATTCATCAAAATCACCAGAAAGATTAATTTATCTTGAAGATGAGAATATCTTTATCATTATATATGATAGAGAAATTCATATGATTTATGAATATGAACTTTTCAAGTTTTTTATTAATCATCATCAAACACATATTGATATTATCAGCAAATTTGATGATAAAATGCAATCAAAATTTGACACCTTTTACGAGTTATCAAATTATCTAAAAGAAAACTTTTTAATTAAAGTTGAAGCCTTTTAGAGTATGATATTTGTTTTATTCTAATACAAAAACTTACAAAATGAAAAAAAATGACCCTCTTGTTCTCCAAGAAAAAATTACTATTGCATTGGAAACAACCACATTACTAAAAGACTTAAATTTAATAGATTTGGTAGAATTAGATTCTATTAAAATTATTAATGTGGACTCAAAAAATAATAAATTACCTTTTAGGAATATAAGAATTAATCTAAAAGAAAAATTTATCAAAAATAATGGGGCAATGCCAAGAATTAATATTACTTCAGCTATTAGAGGAGATGTTTTAATTCAAACAGACTCTTACATATTAATTTGTGATATAAAGAATTACAGCAAAAATACCACTATGTTTAAATTTCCAAAATATATAATCAATGAATTAAATGATTTTGTAAAAGGTGCTGATTCAAATGTTAAATATACTAGTTTTTATATCACAAAAAATATAAATGAAGATTTTGGAAAATTACATAATTATTTGTTTTCAAAAAGTAAGGATGATTTTTTATATCTTAAAAATAAATATAAAGATGCAAAAAAAATATGTGAGATAGATAAAGACATAGTTATTAAAATATTTTCATTTGTAGAACTTGGATTTTGCTATGATATGTATAATGTCTCAACAAAAAAATTATTTATAACAAAAAATAATGATAAATTAGAATCTAAATATGTTGATTTTAAAGAATCACTATACAATGATACCCCTATTGATGTTGAGTTAATAGTGGAAGATGATTACATACATTTAGTTTTCTTGCAAAATGGTGAAATTTTTTATACCATATCCCATAGAGGGGATAGTGGAAATTGCTCATTTATACATAAAAAACATTTAAAAAATTTAGGCGAGGTTAATTGTTCTGATTATCAGATACAAATTCCCTAATAATTCTTCTTATAGTTTCATTTGTAACCATTGTTGGCTTATTACCTGTACCAGATTTTGGATTCTTTTTTTCAGCCGTTCTTTTCTTTGCACAAGCAGACTTCTTCTCAGCATCACTCATCTTACTAGCAACACCTGCTGCCTTACATTTAGGATATGCACCCTTATCATCAGATTCTCTACCACAGGGGGGGTGTTTACCATTTGAGTCTTTTCTACATATATTAACCCAAGGACCTTTGGGTTGATTGCTACCTTTTGGTTTTTTCTTATCACCAAACCAAACTCTTAAATCTTCATTAAAAAATGATGGCTTATTTTTCATAAAATTTTTATTAATAAATATCTTGTTAAATAATTTTTATTTTACTATATATTTTTTTGTATAATATATAAAATATATTCACCTCTATGGGGAAATAAATTAAAAAAGGGTTGCAAAACCTTGCAACCCTTTCTATTAACCTTTAAAATGTCCACTTTATTAGTAAATAAAGTGGACAAATTAATTATCTTAACTCTTGTAAGTCAAATGTTCTAACACCATCAACCGTAATTCTACCGTAGAAACGGTTGTTAACTAGTTTTTTAGCATATCGTGTCATTATACCTTTTATTGGGGTAAAATTAAACGGATTATACATAGTTGGTGTTAATTGTAATGGTACATATGGTGCATAAATATAACCAGTATCTAATAATGATGTTCCTTTATGTCCCATTAAAACTTGGTTTGCTGGGAAGTAAGGGTCACGGTAAACTTGGTAACGACCTGCTAATGTTCCAACTCTTTCAATACCCATATTGTATTGGTCTTGTTCTGGTGATGCATTTGATACGTGGAAGTATTCCAAATCATCAAAAATTGCACTAACTTCAGAAGAAACAACAATCCAGTTTGCACCACCTCTCAAAGTTGCTTTGTGAATTTGTGCAGATACTTGATTGATTGATGTGATTAATGTTTGATTCCAGTCTTTTTGAGTGTAAGGGATAGCCTGTGAACCCAATCTCTTCCAACCATTATAATCCCAACGTAAATTCCAAGCAGCACCTTTTCTAAGGTCTCTTAAAATTTCTCTATCAATCTCAGCTGCAATTTGCTCTGATAATAAAGCAGTTAATTCTGCTTCAGCATCAATGTTATGGAATGCAGCAACGTCTTGTGCCATTTCTGGTGACCATTGTGCTCTTAATTTTCTTTCTGTAACTGAAACAGTAACTGATTGTAAATCAAAAGAAACTTCACCAATTTTATCTTCAAATTCTAAACTCTTGTAAATTCTATAAGTTGCAGTAAAATCTGTAGCAGCAGTACCGCTAATTGATGTTGTGAAACCTGTGTAACCATCTAATGAATCTGTACCAACTGTTGCAGGTCTTTGTAAATCAACTTCAAGATAAACAACACCTTCTGGTGTTGATAAATCATTGTATGACCCACCTCCTGTTCTACTACTAGGGAAAGTTATTGAATTATCAGAACCATATTGAACAAGCCCTTTTGCGTATTTCTGTGTAACAACTCTAAACAATAATGGATTGCCAAGTCCAGATGCTGTTGTAACACCAGAGAATGCACCACCTGCTGATGTACTTGCACTAACAGTCAAACCAGCCAAGAAACTTTCATTATCCATTGGATGACCATCAGGTCCAATTAATTTACCTTCACCATCACTTCCAAAACCTGTCAAAGCTAATATAACTTTTCTATAATTACCTGCTGAATAACCTGAAGTAACTAATGAACCACCACTCCAAACAACTGTAGTAGCTGTTGCAGTTACTGCACTAAATTGACCTTTTGAATAATCATAAATCCCTTCTGGGTTTAAACTTGGCTCATTACCTTCATAAAATCTATCATATAAATTTTTTCCACTACCATAACCAGTAGTTGGTGTTTGGTCATTTGCTGCACCTGGAGCACCATATGGTGAATAGTGTGCACCAGAATTTGCTTCTTGGATTTGAGGTACAAAGAAGAACAGTTTACCAATTGGTAAATTCATCGCCTGTACAGAAACAATATCATTTGCCAATAATTTAGAGAATACTCTCCTTACAATTGGGAAAACAACAGTTTCAAACGCACCAGTATCAGATGTACTAGCTGCCTCATTTATAAGATATGATGCTTGGTTTTCATATAACTGTGCAACATTCTCTTTTAGGTGGCCTTTAAGACCTTCAAGGAATCCTAATTTATTCCATTTGTTAATAGTATCTTCTTTGATAACTTTTAGGTGTTTCAACCCAATATTACCAACAAGACCTGATTCTAATAATGCTCCCATTTTTTTTTATTTGTTTTTTTTTATTTATTAACCTAATTTACCCATTAAATCTTTCATCCTCAAAAACTGTGGATTTTCATAAGTTTTGGATTCAATTAAGTTAGCAGATGAACCTGTTGATGCAACATTTGAAATCTTACGATTAACAGATTCATTTAAAGACGTATTTGAGTCTTTTGACAATTCATTGTTGATAATGCTATATAGGTTTTTTGATTCTTGTAATGATTGAATGTTGTCAAAACGTCTTAAAATGTTTATTTTTTCTTTTTTTGTTGTTGAGTGTTCAGTGAATAATCTTGTTGCATATGCCAAATTAGCATTGAAAACTGCAACATCATTTAGTTTCTCTCTAAAGATATTTAATGATTTTTTATAATCACTATTTCTTTGTTTTAACTCTAAAAC